GGAGACTTTTGACTTGTAGATGACATATCTCCACTTTCATTTTTCGCAATGAAGTCATTATTTCCTTTAATCTCACTTGTATATCCAGTAAAAGGTTCAAAAGGGGATTTGTAAGATTCATCTGAGGTGTAATATTTTCCTGTGTTTGCAAATAGTCCCAATACAACTGGCAACTGTGCATCATCACCATCTAAGAAAAATCCTAAAACTGTATCGCCTGGCGAAACACGAAGAGATTGAGAGCGATTTGCTCTTCCAGATCCACCTTGAGATGATAATAGTATTTGTGCCCACGGTAAATCTTCATCAGGTAACTCCGTCAAGTCTGCAGGATGATATCCGTAAATACGAACTTTTAATCTACATCCCCACGCATTACCTGTGCCTTTTAACTGATCTCCCTGTACTTTTTCAGGTGCAATTTGTCCAATCCACCATCGGAATCCATCTTTACCAGTAAAATTTGTCTTTAGTAAATTATTTTCCATTATTTTCTGCCAAAAGAATCTCTAACTATTTTTAATTTTGTGTACGAACCTCCACCATCAAAGTAATGAGCTAGCTCTTTTATCATATATAGACCACTAAGTTCAGGGTCTGGTTCTCCTCTTTTTGACTGTGCCAACTGAGGAAATATACATCTTATTATAACACCTGCTAACAAATTTGTGTTGAGTGGAATTGTTATTTCAACAACTTGAGTGAATATTTGATTATACCTCATCATTGCTTGAGAATGTATTCTTTCAGGATTAGCATTTCGATTTACAGAATCATTCCAACCATCATCACTTGAATCTCTCTCTAAAGTGCCAACATCTAACATAGCAACGAATATTCTGCTTGGTAAGTCACCTAAAGTTTTATCATCATCATCATTAATTCTTGGCAAAGGAAATGGTTTATCTCCTAAAGTATTAACTTTACCAACATAATCTTTAGAATTAAAAACTGATATTGATGGTTTAAATGAAACTGGATTAATATAATAACGAACACTACTATAAGCACCTCTTTCAAGTTTGCCAATTAAATCTTGATTTCTTGATGTGCCATATGTCAATATTTTAAAATCTTTATTTGGATCATCTGTACTTATGACAGATGGATTGTATACATAATCTTTTGTAAATGGCATCTGCTCCATTAAATGATCTATTGAACAAAAATTATAACCCAAAAATGACTGGAAAAAAAGATATCCCGCTGATGAATCTTGAGAGGGTTTAGCTTTTCCAGAAACTGATTTTGCTGATAACCAAGTTAGCAAGGTAAATGGTTTTTTCATATTTCCTATGAAACCATATTTGTTTTGTGTTTCCTCAACTAATCCTACTTTGTTATCAGGAATCCTAAGATAATTTTTCATGATATCTTTTACAGAGTCAGATATTTTTTCAGAGGTAGGAAATTTTTTACCAACTCTCATTGTCTCATTTGTAATCGCTTCTCTAGAAACTAAATTTAAAGTAAAACTTTCTGTGCCTTCATCAAGTAATACGTTAGTTATTGACGCAACATAAAAATATTCTGATACATCTTTTGTAAAATCTAATCCTTTATTAGTAGGTGAATTACCTGCTATCTTTACTAAAACTCTTTCACCTCCCCTTAGAGGTAATCCATTATAAATTGTTTGCTTATTCCCATCTTCACCTGTAATAGAACCTGCTGTATTTGATACGATAACTCTTGCTGTCAAGTAGGGAGAAAAAATATTTTCAAAATATGTAAATGCAACCACACCCTCAGAAATATCAACAGTTTTACTTTTATCTGCTGATTCGATTACAAACTTTTCGTAGACTGATTTATTTGTTGACATTATCTTGCTAAAATTATTGACTGTAATTGCTTCATTGTATTTTTCATATTATTGTTATTACTTAATTGCTGCAAACCAGAATTACTTGATCCACCTGACATTCCTCCTCCACCACCACTGGATTGCATAACAACTGGTTTTTCTACTATTATAGTCTTATTACGGTCTCTTTGTCCACCACTCAAATCAACTGCTCTTGGTTGTTTTATACCATCAATGTTACCAGATTCTACGATCATTGATGCTTCTTTTTCAATTCCTTTTATATTTTCAATAATACCCTGTGCCACTGAAGTGTCAGATGCACTTGGTTCTTCAACAGTTTGTTCATTCTTATCTTTACCTCCAAAAAAGTTTGATATAAAAGTTTTTACACCCTCAACTAAACTTTCTGAACTTGCATCTTCATTTTCCCTTTGATCATCTCTAGATTCTATAGATTCTTGACTTTCATTTACACTACCCCCCTGTGCCTGATTATTGTTCATTTCATCAAGATTCATATCATTAGGCATTCCATCCACTAAATCACTATCATCATCTTCTTTTTTATCATCGGAGGGAGTTATGTCATTATCATTAGTTTCATTTTGTTGACCTTGAACTTGACCATCACCTTGATCTTCTTTCTTATCTGATTTTGTGTCACCAGGTGGTTCAGGATTATCAGGTGGCTGTATCAATTCTGGAATGTCTTCTTCTCCACTCTCAGTTTGAAGACCAACAGCTCCACCACCTTGATCGTATTCACTCGCTACATCTATCAAATCTAATCTAGCTTTATTCAAATTAGTATTAGCTTCGTCAAGTTTATCTTCATTAGCTTTTTTTAATCCTAGCAAATCTATAAACGGAAGTTTAGATATCGCATCTGTAATTCCAACTCTAATACTTGTCAAGAAATCACCAATATAATCAATGAAATTAGTCAGAATTGTTGTTAGTTTTCTTATTCTATCAATTAAACCTTGTATGGCTTTTATTATACCAGGTAAATTATTTACAAACCAACCTATCAACACTATACCAAAGAAATCTAATATTCTACCTAAAAATCCTTTAGTGCTTCTTGATACAAGAGCACCTTGTCTCTTTGTCACACCCTGAACTGTTGATGCTTCTAATTCATCTTCACGTTGTATTCTTCGTGCATTCTCTCTTCTCTTTGTAAAATATTTGTCGTCATTACCTATGAGAGTCCTTTTGAACTTATTGTTCTCGTTTGTTGTTTGTGCTATTTCAGAAGCTGTTGACCTAGCTTTAAATAATCCCTTTGTAAAATTGGTTACAGAATTACCTATTGCTTTTATACTAATTGATGATTTGAGAACTGCGTCTCTCCTTGCTCTTATATCTGACATTATACCACCACATTATACATTGTTTCAGTCAAACCTATAAAATTATTTGTAAAATCAGATGTAGGTATATTTGGAAGATTATCACTAGGAGATTTTGAACTTATACCACCATTACCTGCATTAGGATTTAATCCAGATTGATTTTGAGGTAGTGCAACAACTTGAACATCATTATTATTAATAGGTTGAGATAATTGATCACTCACATTCAACTGTTGTTTTCTATTAATTGGTTGAATCCCATCAGAACCATCACCCAATGCTAATGAAGTATCAACTGCTTCAAATTGTGTTACTGTTTGTGTACCCTCAACTCCTGAACCATCACCTTGACCATCATCAGTTTTTGATTTTTCTACACCTGTTATCTTATCAGATAAATTTTCAGCAGCACCTCCAGTAAACATACCTAAGAGTGCAAGACCAATTCCACCAATTAAAGAACTACCTAGTTCAGGAAATACTGTCATTCCAACTAAAAATGGTGTGAGTGTTCCAACAAGTCCAGCAGTTGTTCCAGAAATTGCTTGAGTTTGTGTCTGTCCACCTACACCATCTCCATCTTTATCCTCTCCAATTCTATTTCTATAATTAAAAAATGCTCCTATCGCTTCAAATGCTAAAAATACTTTACCACCTAATTTTTGAATTAAACCTTTACTTACACCAGTTTTTGCACCAGTCTCTACTGACTCACTAACTGCCTTTTTTCCGAACGGAGACTTGAAGAAATTTTTAATTCCTTTAAAAAGGTTCTTTGGATTTAGTAATGACAATACAACACCACCACCTATCGCTAAATTTTTTAATAAATTTCCCTTTCCTGCTGCTTTGGGAAGATTTTTTAATCCTTGCAGGAGTAATTTCCTGAAATTACCAAGGTTTTTAAATACAAAAGTAGTAGCAGCAGCAAATGGTTTTTTAATTATATTTGTGAATGCAAACTTTAAGGCAAGACCAGCTAATGTACCGATTGTGCCTATAATTTTTGTTATACCAACTGTTAGTCCAATACCTATGGCAGCTAAAATTCCTAAATCTGTCAGGAACTTTCTTTTAAACTCATTTAATTTGTCAATATTACCTTCTGAACCTAATCTGATAAAGGTTAATATTTTATCGGTCAACCACCCACCAGCAAGAATAAGTAAAAAATTACCTAATCTACCTAAAATACCTTGTGCAAAAGTTGCAACTCTCCTTACAGGAGATAACAATGCTACTTGAACTTTTTTCTCTAACTCAGACTCTTTTCCTTCTCTTAATCCCTGTTCAGCTAATATCGCTTCTCTTCTTTGTTTTGCTGCTTCTCTTTGTCTTTCTAATGTATCACTAATTGATAAATTATTTTGTATAACTGATAATGAACTATTTAAAGATCCAACTTGATCTGCTATATTTGTTAATTGACCTGATACTGTCGAAAGGGTTAATGAGTTTTGACTAAGTAAACTTGTAGTTTGTGGATCTGGTTGAGCAACTGGTGGTGGAACAGCACGACCAGTAAAGATACCAGAAGAAACACTCCTTCTAATACCTCTGATACCTCCTGCTATTGGCGATGCTAAACCTTGTTCCTCATCCATTACGTTCTTGTTGTGCTTTTAAATTTTCCTCTTCAATGTATTGTTGTAAGAGCGAAATGTAAATTTCCCTTTCCCAAGGAATCATATTCTCAAGTTCAGTTAAACTATACTTATGATGCTGCATCATAGCGAAATTTAACTTATAGTATGACACAAGATCTTCATGTGCCATACTTATCCGAAAAAACTCTGCAGCCCCTCAATTTTAATTTCACTATCAACTTTGGTGTTTGGATTTGTCACATTAATTGTATGTGATAATTTGGGCATAGTTTCAAAGAAGTTTTCGACCATCTTAAATTGATTAGAATTAAGTGATTCAACAAAATCATTCAATTCTTTTTTTGTACACTCTTGATGTGACCAAGATTCCTCCTCAGTATATACTTGATCAATACATTGAGCGATCAAATCAAATGTATCGTCAACCTTCATTTCATTTACATTATCAAAATTTGTTTTTATAAACTCACTTAATGATGGATACTTCATTCTTAATGTATATTGATCATCGAGTTTGATGTCAGTAGAGTGTCCCTCATCTTTATGAACTTTAATTTCATCAATATTAATGGACATTGGCACTTGTGTTTTTCCATCATCTGGACAAGTGACCATCACTTCTATGTGTTCTCCAACAGATTTTCCACGAATATTTAAAAACAAATATTCAATATCAAATGTAGCAAGTTTTTCAACTTTGATACCTTTAGATAAAATACATTTAGATATTACATCTTTAACTGCTCTTGCAATTGCTTTAGAATCTTGAGATTCCATCGCTAGAATTAATATCTTTTCTTCCTTTACTAAAAATGGTCTATATTTTATTTTCCTGTTAGATGAAGGAAGAGTCAACTCATATGTTGGAGTTGATATGGTTGGTAATGGCATAATAATTACAACACTTCAGTATGATTATTTATAGGGTATATCAGAAACGAATTGAAGGGAAAGAAATATTATTTGAAGGAGTTTCATTTCTTTCTTGATAATTGAAACGTGGTCCCTGATTTAAAATATTAAAACTTGCGTTCGTTACTCTACTTAGTGCACTAGCATTCTTTCTTGCTGTAAATAAAGATGCTCTTCTGTCATTACCTCTTTGATTATTTAAATCTATACCTAATGCTCTTGCTAATGAAGAAGACTCACCACATACATATCTGTCAAAACTAAATTGAGCACTTGCTTTTAGGATTTGTGAATTTTGATATGAAACTCTTGTAGAGTTGAGGGATATTGGAAACAACCCTATGAATCTATACTCTAAAAATTGTGAGTGATTTCTCTCAAACTTCACCACTCTCGTATCATTAGATTTATAATCAATCGGATACTTCATTTTAAAATGATAAGTATCAGATGAAGGATCAGCGACTGAACCACTCGCTATGAAATCAATCCAGTGTTCTAAAAATTTAAGAGATCTATATTCATTATCAACATAAAATTCAAAACTAATTTGAGTAAATTGTCTGGTATGTGCAAATCTCTCAGTTAAACCTTGAAAATCACCCGTTGTATTAACAGATGCTAAAGCACTACCAGGTAATACAGCATCTGTGCATAATAATCCAACGTCATCTGCTATGAAGCGATTATTGACTCCTTTTGATCTTAAATATGTTCTACAGTCTCCCCTTGGTAATGAGAATTTTACAAGAAACTGTGATGACAAAGATACGTTCTGTAACTTTGGCATTATGTCTGATATTCCTCTCGGTCTCGGTGCTGCCACTCTAAATACATTTATAGTATAGTTATTTAGATGTCTTATAAGGGAAAATACTATCCTTCGTTTCCCAGAAAGTATAAAGGTGATCCAACGAATATCATTTACAGATCACTTTGGGAAAGAAAGTTTATGGTGTATTGTGATAAAAATAGTAAAATACTTGAATGGGGAAGTGA